GTTATGCGTAGCCCTGCGCCCGGGATGTCTGCCCGACCAGTTATACTTGTGCATCATTGAGTATAAACGCTAGTTTAGCATAGAATCGTACCGGCTTAAGGATGTCTCCAAAAGCCTCGTCGAAGCCAGCTACTACATGCGACTTTAAACAACCAACCGAGAGGAGATCATGCAGCCTGACCAACTGCGAATCTCGATCATCACGGAAAGCATGTTTATACTTCCACATAAATTTGTGGGAGGAGTCCCAAAACGTCTTTCTCGTCTCGAAACTCAGACTAACCAAAGGATCATGAAAGTTCAACCAAAGGAACGGTGACATACATGATCCCTCCCGCAAGCTCTTGAAAAGCGATGATTCACTCACCACCTCACCTTGACTCACAGTCACATATTCAAATGGAATTAGCTCTTCTAATGCAGCCCGAGCTATCGGCGGCAAGTCACTATCAGGGGATACAATCCTAGGATTGATCCCTTGTGCGATCTTATGATAAGCCGTCGAAGCAAGCCTATGTTGGGTTTCACTCATATGGATATTAGATTCCATAAAGGGTAATCCTAGACCACCGACTGAATGGGGAAGCCCCCAGTTGATGGTAAAAGGTGTTACCCTGCGAATGTAGGGAGCCATACGTCGGATCCAAATGGATAGCAACTTATCTCTAAGTGCTGGCTTATCACTAGCCCCAGCAAGACGTATGAACTCACCACAAGCACTGGAAAAACTTGTCCAGTGTCGCAGTGAACCCCCCTTCGCGATAGAAGGGGAGCAGAGTCCAAAATTGAAGTAAGGTATATATCGGAAACTTCCATGCTCAAAGCGATATAATTCACTATTCAGCTGAATCATATCTCTTCGTCGGTAGCACTTACCGACGGATGGTGCCATCCCTGCATGAGACGCAAGTCTCATCCAGTGGCGGTATTCACCTAATGTATACTTCATACCACAATCATCACCATTCACAAGAAATGGCAATCTACTAAGAGCCCCGCGACGATATTCCTTTCGCCGACGGAGTGGTGCTGACACCAGTGCTGCGTTAACAATACACAGCACTGGAAAACTCAAGGGTGCTCCCATGAGTTGACCATTTACTTGGTCCAACACCTCATCTTTGTAGTGAAGTCTATGACCCACCAGGGACTTCGAAGCCAAACGCCGTAACCAATTCGGCGCACCAATCCTATTACAAATACGATTGATCACATATCTACTTATGTGCTGTTTTAGATTATCAGTAGCAGCGCTATAGTCACCACTAATAAAATACTCGTCGTCCCGAATTTCGTGCCCAAGCACCTTACTTAAGATCATACCAGTGAGGGGAGTCCCCACTAGTTGAAAGGAAGAGTGGTTCTTTAACCTCTTCCAAAGAAATTCCTGAAATGGCTTCAGTACCCAGTAAGGGAAGGATGGTCCTTTTGTGATCGTCCTCACCTTCAATGGCTCCTGGAGAAAAACGGGGGAAGCATCAAAATGCTTCGACCGCATCCTCAAGGCAGTTTCTCTTAAGAAAGCGTCCTCATTAATTAGGGGTCTCATCATCGCTACTTTTTGTGTAAGAGCGGTGAGTCTTTGACTCATATATTTTGGAGGACGAATACCTGCACTGCCCGTGTGTTCCATAACACGGTCAAACAGTGACTGTAGCTTGGAGTCCTTTGAAGTTGTTTGCTTCAAAGGAAACCTCATTGCTAGTGTGACCATCCGATCCAACTCGATTTCTCGAATCGAACCTTCATCTGGTGCTAGCTTTCTCGCTACATGTGCAAGTTCCCCAACTTGCCCGGAATTCGCCCGTCGCGATCCAAAATATCCCGAAAAGGACGGAAATCCTGCGCTTGCAGACTCAAGTTCTGTAACGTAGGCATCAGAAGGGAAAAGTTCATTAATAATACCATCAATGGTCTTCAGAATTTCCTTTTCATCATCTTCATCCTGCATCACATCACCCCACAAGCCAATCCCACCCGTTGACGCACGCACACGTGTCGCAACATTTTGTCCTTTTAAACCGGACTTGGCGAGAGCAGCTTTGTGCTTCTGCATTGCCTCATTTATCAAGGTCTCTGAGACCTGAGGAGTTCCCTTCTTCATCTGGAGAAGAGTCTGGCCGATCCCTAAGGATCGACGACTCTTCTGAGAATTAGAAGACGAGACTTCCCGCATACATCTTCGAAAGATTGTACGAAGGAAGCGTCGGATGGTCCCTGTAAAGATCACAAGGGATGAGAGATAATCATTCTTATCCCCCAACGGACTTGGGGTGAGTTCTTCACCACCCAAAATCCAGACCAAGGAATTCCCATACCACCACTTCATCACTTTTTCTAGTGGAACAGTGTGTGATATGAAAACGAAGCGCTCCGTTTGTTTCTTTAACATGGAGTTAAAGAGCAAGGCTTCAAGTTGGGGAGAGGCATTCTTACCTCTCTTCAGCCCAAACCTGAAACCTAGTGCATCGCGCAACATCGTCAAAAGATGAGTTGCGTGGTCGCGAGCAGTTTGCCCGACCGGATCCGATGCTACGTTCCCCTCTTCACGCGAAGAACGGGAGGTTTCCCTACCAGCGGTTTCTTGAGTAATATTTATTCTCGAAACAGATTCC